TAGCCCTGCCGCATGATCCGCCGGTACAGGTACGCCAGCACGTCCTTCGCTTCGATCTCGACTGAGTCGACCTCGAACCCGATCCGGGTGATCGGCCCCTCCCAGACCCGCACCCCGTCCCGGAACACGACCAGTTCGTGCGCCCACGACGACAACTGCTCGAACATCTGGCAGCAGTCCTCGCCGAACCCGTTGGTGTGGATCAGGCAGGTTGAGATGTCATCCCGGACCCGGCTGAACGACAGGCTGGTGATCGGCTCGATCTCACCCCGGGGCACCTTGCCGCCCTGGTCGTAGACGAACACCCGGTAGGAGCCGCAGCCGAGGCTCCCGGCGATCTGCGGGTTCGCCACCACCGGCTTGGTGGTGATCAGGCTGCCGGGGGTGACGATCGACCAGAACGTGGCCGCAGCCGACCAGTCGGAGAACCCGCCGGACGAGTCGTAGGTGCGGACCTCCCACTCGTAGTGGTAGCCCGGCTGGAACGTGTCCGGCGGCAGCGTCCAGTTCTGGTGGGTGCCCGGCACCGTCGGGTCCGGCCCACCGAACCGGGTGATCCACGCGCTGTCGTCCTGGCCGACCAGCCGCCACCGAATGTCCGCGCGGCGCTGGAAGTCACCCGGGTCGTAGTCGACGAACCGCCAGTAGAAGGTGGTGTCCCCGCCCACGTCGAGCGCTATGTCGTTGATCGGGCCGAGCGGCACCGGCGGGTTGGTCTGGCCGATCGCGTAGAACGACTTCGTGAACGACCAGTCGCCCCAGTACCCCTGGAGGTCAGCGTTGCGGACCTGCCACTCGTACCAGGTGGACCCCTTGAAGGTCAGCGGCGGCGCCTGCCAGGCCAGCACCTCACCGGCCCCACCGACCACCGTCCACGGCCCCGCCCCACCGGACAGGCCGGGCGCGGTGCGGTACTGCAACTGCCACGCCGACTGCTTGTCCCCGGTGTCCTCGTCCTCGAACGACCAGGTGAACCCGACCGCCGCGTTGGCGGGCATGTTCGCGTTCTCCGGTGGGGTGAACAGGTCGGGCGTCGTCGGACCACGGTTGGTCCAGAAGTCGACGCTGTTGAAGTCCTCGGAGGTCAGGCCCCGCCCGTCCTGGCCGTACAGCCGGACGTAGTAGTGGGTGTCCTGGGCTAGCCCGGTCAGCATGACGTTGGCGCGGCTGGCGTTGCCGACGTACGGCGTGTACAGGTCCAGGTAGGTAGCGAAGTTGCTCACCGTGGTCAGCCGCACCAGCAGCCGGATCACGTCCTCCGGGTTGGAGTCGTTCATCTCCGCGTCGATGATCACGGTCCCGGTGGACCGGGTGGTCATCTCGTCTTCGGCGTCCTTGAGCGTGTCGTAGGTCAGCCCGATCTTCACGTCGGTGGGCGGCGACGGCGCGACGTTCTCCGGCGGCGGGTCACCCCACCGCAGGGTGACCACGCCAGCAGCGGCAGAACCGGTGCCCCGCTCCGACGTGGCCTGGGTCAGCCCACCGGTGTAGTTGGCGCCACCGCCACCACCGGACCCGGGGATGTCAGCGTTCTTCGACCCACCGGCGCCACCGCCACCCGGGCGCCAACCGCCGCCGCCGCCGCCGCCGCCGACGGTGTTGTTGGTCCGGGGGTAGCCGCCGGTGCCACCGGCCTGCAACGGCTTGGTCGGGAACAGGGTCTGCGCCCCGTTGAAGTTCGCGCCCGCGCTGGACGTGCCGCCCGCCCCGCCGAGGGTCTGCGTGCCGCCGTGCCCACCGGTGACCTTGCCCTTGCTGCCCAGGGTGCCCAGCGTCCCGGTGCCACCGGTGCCGGACCCGCCCTGGCCGCCCTTGCCGTCGTCACCGGAGCGGCCACCAGCACCACCGGCGACCGCCTTGGTGGCACCCGACGTGGAGTCGATCTTGAGGATGGACGCTCCGCCGCCGGAGTCGCCACCGCCACCGTTCTTCCCCCGGCCGCCGCCACCGCCCCCACCTGTGGTGGCGACGCCGGGGGCATCCCCCGCGTTGGCCTTCCCGGCGTCCCCGCACAGAATCCACAACCGGCGCAGCGGGGTGACCGCCAGGGTGCCGACAACCTTCCCGCCGCGCACCCCGCCCGAGCCGGCACCGTTGAGGGTGACCTCGACCGAGGTGATGCCCGACGGAATCTGCCAGTCCTGCCAGCCGCCGGTGAACGTGAAGCCTTTGCTCGGCACTACGGCGCCCGGTGGTAGAGCGACAGGTCGATGATGGGCGGCTGCTGGGTCTGCGGCAGGTCCACGGTGGCGATGTAGGACACGCCGCAGGTCAGCGACGGCCACTCGAACGGCTGCCCGTCGGAGCCGAACACCAGGCTGTCCGCGCGGCGCCGCTGCCCACCGGGCTGTTGCAGGTAGACCACCTGGTCGGCGGAGTCCAGCACGATCGTCGAGTTGAACGGGATGTAGGAGAAGACCATGTCACCGCAGAAGTTGCACGGGTCGGAGTTGGGGTCGCCGGTGCCGAAGGCGTCGGTGTAGAACCGCAGCCGCATGTTGCGCACCTCGTACTGGGGTGCCCGGACCTGGATGACCGGCATCGCCTCGCCGTACTCGGTGACCGCCTGCTCCGGGATGATGAACTGCCGCCGGGTGTAGTTGATCGGGAAGTCCCAGCAGGCCACGTCGACGCTGGGCAGACCGGGCGGCGGGACCACGAACGGGCAGGCCGGGTCGTACACCGGGGTGTAGACCTGCTCCGGGCAGGTCGTCTCGGTCTGCACGAACCCCACGTCGTCGAACATCGCGCCGTCGGGCACCTCGCCCCCGGCGTAGGGAATGTCGACCTCGGGGTCCATGAAGCCCCTGATGATCGGGACCTCCTGGCTCCACTCGTAGGGGTTACCGGCGACGGCGGTGAAGCCGACGACCCACACCGAGCCCCCGTCGGACAGGTGCTGCTTGCTCTGCACCTGCGGGCCGACGGTCAGCGTGACGTTGCGCAGGCTGCGCAGGTAGTCCACGAGGCAACTGGAGAAGTCCTCCTTCACCTGCGACCGGTGGTCCTCGATGATCCGGCCGCCGTACCCGTACGGGCCTTCGCCGTAGGGGCCGCTGCCGTACGGGGTGGGTTCCAGCCGGTAGACGATCGGCGGGTGGTACTCGGTCATGTCGAGGGTGGGCTCGCACCGGATGTAGCACATCGTCTGCCCGTTGCAGCCCGTCACCGGACCCATGCACACCTGACCGGTCAGCGCCTGCCGCAGCCAACGCATCCCGGCCTCCGCACCACAGTCGGTGCGGCCGATCAGCGCCACCTGGAACACCACGTTGCGGGTGTTGCGGCGGACCCGGCCGATGACCCCACCGTCGAGCGCGTTCTCGGTGACCGTAGCCATCCAGGTCGAGTCCTCGATGCCCTCCACGGACAGCGGGTAGGCGCCCAGGAAGTCGTAGGTGTCCGGGTCCCGGTAGTCGGTCCACGGCGCGTCGTCCTGCATGGGTGTGGAGTACGACTCGTCGCCCAGCAGGTAGGGCAGCGCCTCGTTCTTGTAGGACGGCCGGAACCAGGGCAGGCCAGCGTTGCGGGCGTACGCCTCGGTCCGGCTGGCGTTGATGATCTCAACACCGCCGTACTCGTACCATCCTGCCCAGGCCACTGGCTCTCCCTTTAGGTCGACCTAAAGACCACTACATGTAGGACGCGGCGACCATCCGGTTCACGGTCTCCCGGGCCACCGCAGCCGGGTCCTTGGTCGGCGTGATGATGGTCAGCCCGCCGACGTTGAGGCTGCGCTGGTTGTTGTTGGTGGTCTCCGCGCCCCACTTGCCCTGGGCGAACGCGGACAGCGCCCGCACCGCCGGATCGACCTGGGACAGCGGTCGGGCCAGCGGGACCACGGCCTCCGGTCCGGCCTCGCCGATCAACCGAACCTGCGGCCCCAGGAACATGCCACCTTTGGCGGTGTGCATCCAGGCCGGTGGCTTGGGCCAGTTGATGTGCGGCATCTGGAAGTGGGGGATGATGGTGCCGATCGCGGCCACGATGTCATCGGCCAGGCCCCTGAACGGGGCGATCACAGCCGCTGCCGCACCGCCCACGTCGACCAGCAGTTTCAGTGCCACCTTGCCGATCGCCTTGAGGATGTCATCGTTCAGGCCCTTGAACGGGGACGTGACCGCCGCGAGGATGCCCGCCGGGTTGATGATGTGCTTGAGCAGGAACTTGCCCATCGCCTTGAGCGCGTTGGACGCCTTCCCCCGGAACGGGGACAGGATCGCGCCGAGCACCCCACCGGGGTTGATGATGTTGCGCAGCAGGAACTTGCCCATCGACCGCAGCGAGTTGCCGGACTTGCCCTTGAACGGGCCGGTGATCGCCCCCAGCACCCCACCTGGGTTGATCACGTCCTTGAGGTTGAACTTGCCGAACAACTTGCCGAAGTCAGGCTTGGGAATCTTGTTCCACAGCCCACCCCAGTCGATGTTCGCGATCTGGTCCTTCACCTTCACGGCGTTGTCGTAGACATCCTTCATCTGCTTGATGACGCCGATCTGCGGAACGACTTCCAGCAGGCCCATGAACCCTTCCCACGCACCGGAGACGATCCCGATGGTGGTGGAGATCGCACCCAGGCCACCCTCGATGAGTCCCAGGACTTGGGTGGCCGCCTTACGGTTCTTCGGGGTGTCGAGTTTGTCGAACATCTCGCCGAGGTGGTCGAGCCCGGCGCCGATCTTCTTGATCGAGTCGACACCGTCGCCGATCCAGTTCTTGAAGGCGTCCGGGTCCTTCTTGAGCGTGTCGATCCAGTCCTGGACCTGACCAGTCATCTGGTCGAGGATGCTGCCGCCACCCTTGGCGGCGTCCTTGTTGAACAGCAACCGGCCGAGCAACTCGCCGACCGAACTGATCAGGCCCCACAGGTCTTCGGCGGCACCCTTCGCGGTCTCCATGAACCCGATCACGTCTTCGGGGCCGGTGGTCTGCCCCCAGTGCGCGAACTCCTCGGTGATGCCGGACAGCCAGCCCAGGAAGTCCTGGGTGATCGGGATGACGCCCTCGAAGATGCCACCGAGCCCGGAGGCGACGTTCTTGATGATGCCGGTCAGCGAACTGATCGCGTCCGGTATGTAGATCACCATTGTGTCGATGAACTTCTTGAACCCGGGGCTGGCGGTGCCCTGAGCGAACTGCCCGATCATGTCGCCGATCGCGTTCGAGGTCGCCTGGATCAGCGGCGCGACGGTCTTCATGCCCTTAGCCAGCGGCTCGGCCGCCTTATCCAGACCCCGGAGGATGCCGCCCCGGGCAATCTCCTGGAGGTCCTTCAACTGGTCCGTAATCGGCTTGAGCGACTCCTTGAGCGCCTTCTTCGTCTTGTCGCTCATCCCCATGAAGGCGAGCCCGAGGGTGCCGAGGCCCGCCGCGACCGGAAGCAGCAGCCCGGCCAGCACACCCAGTCCAGCGCCCAGCGTGAACGCCACCGCCGACCCCAGCGCGACGATCGCCGCCGCCAGGTTGCTGATCAGCCCGGCGACCGGGCCACCGACCAGGACCAGGCCGCCGATGATCCCGGCGAGCGCGTAGACGTTGCTCATGATCGGGCCGAGTTGCTTGCCCGCCGCCATCAGGCCCTCGAACCCGCCGCCAGCCCCGCTCCAGGCGGTCTTCATGTTCTTGCCCATGTCGACGAGCCCACCGAGGCCCTTGACCAACTTGCCGACGATCTCCACCGGGGCCTGCATGAAGGAGCCGAAGAACGACAGCACGTCGTTGCGGCCACCTTTGCCGAACGCCTTGCCGACGATGTTCCCGGCCCGGTCGACCTTTTCGCCGAACCGGGAGATGCGGTTCGCTCCACGGTCGTTGTCGCGGACCACGTCGGAGTAGAACTTCCGCATGTCCTTGCCGCTGGTGGAGTTGAAGTTCTTGATCGCCGTGCCCAGCCGCCCGAGGACCCCGGCGTGCTGGTCCATCTCGCGGCGGAACTTCTGCGCCGTGACCAGGGACTCCTTGAACGTCCTGTCCATCGTCCGGCGGAACTCGGTCTCGAACGCCTTCTCGTCCGCGACGATGCCGTCGAGCGCCTTGTCGATCTGCTTGCGGACGGGGGTGCCGAGGCCGCCGGTCCGGGCGAACTCGAACTCCATCGCGTCGGCGACCCGGCGCGCCACCTCACGCGCGTGCTTCGGGTCACCGCCGTCCGAGAGACCCTCGAAGACCGCGTCGTAAATCTTCTGGTGCAGACCCCGCTCCAAGACGGCAGCGTCGGCGTTGATCTGCCCGAACGCCCGCTGGAACTTGGCCCGGAGGCCCTTCTCCATCGTCTTGTTGCGTTTGTCCTCCGCCTCCCACCCTTGGTTGAAGGCGCGGTTGTACTCCTCACCAGACTTCTTGACCGCCGGGATGCCGTCGTCGAACTCGTCCCGGATCGACTTCGGCAGGCCGGAGCCGTCAGCCAGAATCTTGACGTACGCCCGACCGATGGTGTCGCCGCGTACCGCCATCAGCCCGCGCTCTTTCCGGTAGCCGCCATGAGCGCCATGAACGACTCGCCCTCGGCCTCAACGGTCGCCGGGGTCGCCCGCCTCTCCTGACCGGGTAGCGGGGCCGCCAGCATCGCGTCCCACTCCTCTCGCTTCTCGGGCTCCAGGTGCGCCACGCACCAGGCGTACACCAGGTTCAGGAACCGATGGTCTGGCTGACGGATGAGGTCGATCGCGGCGTACGCGGCGTCGACTTCCGCCCACCGTTCCTCGGCGATTGCGTAGAGGCGGCGGGCGACTGGGTAGGGCGGCCGGTCCACTCCTCCGTCAGCGACTCCAGCATCTCCTCGATCATGCTCACACCGAACTTGTCGTTCCGGTCCATCAGCCGACCGATCAGGTGCTCCCGGGACGACTCGTCGAACAACTCCATGAAGAAGTTGACGATCGCGGCGACCCGGTTGCTGTTGGTGGAGTGCCGACCCGTTTCCGCCATGTAGATCAGCATTTGGCCTTCGGTCGGGTCGAAGTAGGTCAACTCCTCCCCGTCGAGCATCAGCGTCTTGGCCTTGTCGTCGGCCTCGGCGCCCGGGAACGCCTCGTCCACGGCGGTGACGAACTCTTTGATGGGGTCCACTCCCTCTCGTGTTGCTCCGCTTTCTGGCAACGGTAGGGAGCCTGATCACCATGAGCCACTCCCCGGCCAGGGGGAGGGTCTTTAGGTGGACCTAAAGGCCGTGGGTGCCAGGCCGCAGGAACGACGACGGCATGCCCCCGGACAGCGGCCGGTGGCGGCGGGCCGTCTTCCGCCAGGCCCGGAGCAGGAAGTTGTTCGCCGCCTGCCCGTTGACCGTCTCCGCCAGGTGCTCGTTGTAGCCGTTCCCGGCCCGCACCCGCAGGTGGTAGCCCTTGACCCGCACCTCGTACTCGCGGCGCTTGGCGCCCTTGATGTGCTTGCGGGTGAACTTCTTGGTCACCGGGTTGATCGACCCCCACAGGGTGACGTACGCGCCCTCCGGGTTGGCGAACCGCTTCGTGGTCATGATCGGCCCAGTGGTGCCCATCAGCACGAACATCGTGTGGTTCGCGGTGACCGCCAGGGTGCCCTCGCACTGCCGGTCGCCGACCTGCCGGGTGGTGGACCGGATGCTGCGCCGCAACTCCCCGGACCGGACCGGGCACTCCGCCTTCGCGTACATCGACAGGTGGGTCGACGCCAACGTCACCCACCGGTGGACCTGGCCGCCCGGCCGGTACAGGTGCCGGTCGATCACCACGACCCGGCTGAACACGCCGACGGCGACCATCACAACTCCAGCAGCGCAACACCCCACACCCCGCCGACCAGCCCGCCTTCGGGGCCTTGCGGGGTGTACGGGCCGAGCATCATGTCCTGCGACCCGGTGCAGCACAGCAGCGCCCGGCGCATCGTCAGCGCGTCCGCCATTTGCAGTTCCACGTCCCCGGCCAGGTCAGCCGGGGACGGTGGGGTGCCGTCGCTGTCGGGCAGGGAAGCGCACCGCATGATGCCGACCTCAACCTCGATGCCGAGCAGGCTCTGGCAGTTGCCGGGCTCGGTGTTCGGCTGCCCCAACGACACCGACGGGTACATCCCGATCAGCCGCACCCACGCCATGCCGCACGCGGTGGCGCAGTCGTCCCCGACGTAGTCCAGCGCCACCTGGTCGCCGGGCACCACGCCGCAGAAGCAGACCGGCGGCAGACCGTCCAACTCGATCTGCGCGCACAGGCAGGCCGCGATGGCCGTCAGCCGGTCGTTGACCGCCGTCTGCATCTATCCCACGACCCGGGGAGTGGTCAGGTCCGGGGACCACACCCGGGGCGCCTGCCGGATCGGGTCCGGGTTCCACAGCGCCAGGAACGAGTCGACCTCCCGGATGCCGGTCAGCCCGGAGGGGAACGCGCCGGTGGCGATCTCCATGCTGATGCCCTGCCGGGCGATCGTGGTGACCCCCGACGGCAGACGGCACTTGGCCCCGGCGCACGCCTTCGCGTACTCCATCGCCAGCACCCCAGCGGCGTACGCCCCGAGCCCGTCGACCGGGTAGGAGTTCAGGAAGGTCACCGCGAACGTGCCGACCTCGCTGTCCGGGAGGGTCATGTCCTGGCAGACCGGCCACAGGCACGGCCCGTCCCCGATCCACACCAGCCGGTTGCCGTCCAGCCGGTAGTCGGCCGGGTCGACCACCGCGCCGTCGACCACCACCTCGCTGATCGACCCGACCGGCGGCGGCAGCGTCACCTCACACAACTCGGTGCAGGAGCAGTTCGTCTGGCACCCGCAGGAGTTGAACCACACCCCGCCGACGACCGTGGGCCACGGTCCGCTGCCGTACAGCCCAGCCATGTCCCAGTAGCCCGGCCGGTTGGTTGAGCCGGCACAGGCGGCCACGCACGGCCGGACGGTGACCGGGCAGCCACCGACCCGGTAGCCGGTCAGCCGGTGCAGGGTGGCGGAGGCGAGGGCCACCGCCCGGTCCTGCACCTCCGGGTCGAGCGCGTCCCACTCGTCGGTCAGGCACGCCGAGTCGATCGGCCAGGGACAGCCGGTCCACGGCGGCACAGGCTGAACGGTCACCGGACCTCCTTCATCGCAGCGGCCCCGGAGCGTGGACGACTCTCCGGGGCCACTGTGTCTCGTGTCGGCTTACGGGGCCGATCCAGTCACCCAGGCGGTGCCGTCCCAGTGAGCGACGCTACCGTCACCCAGCACGATGTGCTGGCCGCTGGTCCACGCCGTCGACGGGCTCGCGGTCAGGCTGCCCATGTCGGCGAAGTCCTCGGGGCCGTAAGAGTTGGGCGGGGTGTAGATGCCGGGGGTCCCAGCGTCGGCACCGGTCGCCAGGGTGCCGAGTTCTGCGCCACCGCAGGTCGGCTCCGGCGGCGCCACCCCGGTCAACTGCACGAGCAGGTGGTCCTTGGTGTCCACCGCCTCCAGCAGCGGACCGGCCAGGTTGTTCTCGTCCTGCACCACGTCGTACGGTCCCACGCCCCACAGCGACCCGTCCTTGCTGGTCGCCCCGGACAGGGTGAAGTTGACCGCGTCGTTGCCGATGGTGAAGTCGCCGATGACGCCGCCCCGCAGGAACGGGATCAGGAAGTAGCCGTACTGGACGCTCTGCCCGGGCTCGCAGACAGCGGCCGGGACGTTGCTCCACAGTTCCAGCCCGAAACCGGAGTCGCAGGCGTCGATGCCGGAGTTCATCCGGAAGCCGACGCTGTTGCCCGCACCGTCCTGGATCAGCGGCTGGCCGGTCATCATCTCGTACAGGTCAGGGTCGACGCCGCAGAACGCGACCTCGACGGTGTAGCCGGTGAACTGGGGGCACGGCTCGTCGAGGATGCAGATTTTGCCTGCCGCGTTCGTGACACTGATCGCGGTGCCCTCGTCGGTGTTGGCGGTGAGGGTGACGGTGATGAACCCGTCGGACACCACCGTCGACCCGGCACCGAGGACCACGCCGCCGCAGCCGTCGAGCCGGGTGACACGCATGACCCGGCCTCGCACCAGGGCGAAGCACTTGCTTTCAGCCATGTCACTCTCCTGCTTCTGAGTCCGGTTCGGCGTTGTCAAAGGCACGCTCGGCGACCTGCGCGGGCGCGACGAACCCGTTGCCGCCGGTGTTGATCACATCGGCGGGCAGGCCCATCTCCTCTGCTGCGGCGAGCAGCAGGATCGCCTGTTCGGTGGGCTTGGGGCCGTAGGGGATGCCGACCATCTCGCTCATCAGCCCACCTTGACCCGGACGGCGGAGACGTAACAGTCGACGGCCACGACGTAGGGGCGCTCGATCAGGATGTAGACATCGTTGGTGGTTCGGTCCAGTTCGGCGACCTCGATGACATCGCCGCGCGACACCACGACCTCGCCGGACCCGTACATCCACGCCTCACCGGCAGCGGCGGGCAGGCCGCCGGGGCCGACGCTCGGGCAGCCGTAGCCGCCACCTGCGGCCACCTTCGACCCGATCTTGGTGACCAACTTGCTGCCCTGCGCCTCGACCGCCCCCTGGTTGGTGAGCATCGAAGCGACCGAGCGCGGGACGTGGATGGTCGGCACACCGGCGTAGTTGCACGCCACGTCGCCTTCCAGCATGGACAGCCCACCGATCGGGCTGACCGCGCCACCGGCCGGGGTGATGTCAGTGGCCGGTGACCAGCCCGGCCCGGTGGTGGAGAAGCGCAGGTTCATCAGCGCCTTCTCCACCGCGAACGACTCCATCGCGTCGAACGCGGCCCGGGTCTTGCTGGTCGCGGTCGCCATGTCGAAGCCGGGACCCTTGCACTTGTTGCCGCCGTACGCCGCGAACCGGATGCCGCTCTGCCACCCGGACGACCCGAAGTTCTTGGTCGCCGGTTGCCCGGGCGGGCAGGGCCACACGGCCCTGCTGTCCATCCGCAGGCAGTTGTACGACTCGGCCAGACCCGACGGCTCCAGCCAGCCAATGTCGTCCAGCACGGTTGCCACGTCGAGCAGCGTGCCGATCGGCTTCGTGGGTGCGGGGAACTCGAAGGATGGTGCCCGGACCAGCATCTCCGTCATGCGCCACCTCCTTTCGGTTCGGCGGGGGCCGGGGCGCTCACCGGCCCCCTACCGTTCCGATCAGGCGCACGCGAGGTTGGCGGTGCCCGTGCGACCGGCGTTGCAGATGGGCAGCGTGACCAGGGCGGACTCGTAGCACATCTTGGCGACGAGGACGCCTTCCTCGAAGAACAGCGCGGTGTAGACGTTGGTCGCCAGCGACGCCGCGTCGTAGACGGCGTTGAGGTTGATCACGTCGGAGGTGCCCTTGATGAAGGTCCCGGCCGGGTAGATCAGCGCCTGGAACGTCGTCGGGTAGGCCACGGCGGGC